TAGATTATATAAATCAAGTACGGAGATCAACAATACCAAGTAAAGGAGGTCAGTATGATTGGACAGAACAAATAGAAGTTAGTAAAACTTTAAAACAATATGCTCAAGAGCATAAATGTCTATATGTTAGTCCTTATCAGGTTGATGCTACAGGAGAAGCAAGATTCAGTAAAGGAATACTCGATTCTGCAGACGCAGCTTTTGCTCTTGAAACTTGGGAAACTGGAGACCATTGTATGACATTTGAATGTAAAAAGATGAGGAATGGACCGATGGAAGACTTTAGTTCAGAAGTGGACTGGAAAACCTTGAAGGTCGGTCCTGCCTCGACATTAACACCAAAAGAGAAGGAAGCCATGAAAAAACAAATGGCTTCTGGAGAAGATGTACAGGAATTATAATGTTAAATCAAGAAGAACCCGAAGAGTTAAAACAACCTGAATATGATGGATTAAATATAGGAATAGTTAGCTTTTTAGAAACGATAACTGTTTGGATATTAGCACTATTCTTTTTATTACCATTTTTAGCATGGTTTTATATAGCAGGAAATGCATGAACGTAGACGAAGTATTACATAAACACAAAATAGTATTCCGCCCACAAGGGCAGGACTACGTTGTTGCGTGTTTAAATCCTAATCATGAGGACAGTAATCCTTCTATGCGTATTGATAAAGTTACAGGTATATTTCATTGTTTTGCTTGTGGGTACAAAGGAAATATTTTTAAGCACTTTGACGCCCCTATAAGTCATTTAGAGGTTAAAAGGAATAAGATTAAAAAGAAAATTGAGGAAGTAAGGGCACAGAATATTGGGTTACAGTTACCAACTGACTTGTTGCCTTATATTGGGAATTTTAGAGGACTTAAGCCTAAAACATATAGAAAGTTTGATGCGTTTACGCATCATGATTCACAGTTTATAGGTAGAGTTGTATTTCCAGTAGCAGATATAACAGGATCAGTAAGAGCCTTTATAGGCAGACATATGGATAAAACAGTAGTGCCGAAGTATATGATTTATCCACCCAAGTCTAAATTGCCCTTATTCCCTCATAGTGCTAGTCCTATTTTAGGACGAGTAATATTGGTGGAAGGAATTTTTGATGCATTAAACCTTCATGATAAAGGATTAAATAATGCAATGTGCTGTTTTGGCACACAGAATATAGACATGTATAAATTAGGCATGTTAAAGTTTATAGGTGTACGACAAGTAGATATTCTATTTGATGGAGACACCGCAGGAAGAGAAGCAGCAGAGAAGGCTGCTGATTTATGTGAAAAAGTAGAATTGCTAGCAAATATAGTAAAAATGCCAGACGGAGTAGACCCAGGCGATTTGCCAGCAGATAGAGTAAAAAAATTACGGGAGTATTTATATGACTAAAGAACAAGAACAAGAATTTATTACACTAGCAAAAAAGCTAGTACAGGGCACAAAGGTGCAACGTACAAGAGGCACTAAAGTTGTTGTCTTAGAGGTTGACATTACATGGGAAGATCTGTACCTCATTTTAACAGATCAAAAGTTTAAATGTGCTTTAAGTGGGGTAGACTTAATTCCAGGATATGGAAAGATACGTCATCCTTTATATGAGGCATATCACCCCTTAGCACCCAGTTTAGACCGTATTAACGATGACATAGGATATCGTAAAGATAATGTCCGTATTATATTAAGGTTACTTAATCTTGGATTATCTGCTTATAAAGGAGATGAAGGCGCTGTTCTTAAAACTTTGGGGTTATCATCATGACTAAAGTAGCTTTAATAGACAAAGCCCCAAATCGGACTGATTATGTTATGCATTTTAAAAATGAGTTCGAATTTGACCACTACCATCTATGTAGTGAACAGAAGAAAAAGATTTTAAAAAGAGATGTGGATATCGAAATAGATTTAGATGCTTACGACTGGATTATACTAGTCGGAAGTGAGGCATTACAGAATTTTACAAGAGAAAAATCGATTACAGAGTATAGCGGGAAACTTCTCGACGATAAATTTCTCCCAATTATCAATCCCGCTATGCTCGCTTTTAAACCTGAAGCTAGAAGAACTTGGGACGAGTCTTTAGAAACAGCTATCGGGTATATTAAGGGAGAAATAAAACCAGTAGAAATCACAAGTGATGATTTCGTAGGAATTGACAACAAGGAGGAAGCAATTGCATGGATAGAAAAAGCGTTAGAAGCTCCAACAGGATATATAGCTTGCGATACAGAAACATCGGGCTTATTTCCAAGAGACGGTCATATTTTAGGCATAAGCCTCGCTTATTGCAGAGATCACGGAGTTTATATTTTAACAGATGTGGTAGACGAGGAACTGGAGGTCTTACTCCAGAAGCTATTTACCAAGAAAATCACTGTGTTCCACAACGCAAAGTTTGATATAGCTATGTTAGAGTATCATTTTGGATTTAAGTTTCCTAGAATAGAAGATACAATGCTTATGCATTATACTTTAAATGAGAATCCAGGTACTCATGGTTTAAAACAACTAGCACTTAAACATACAAAGTATGGAAATTATGAAAGAGAATTAGATGATTTTATAGCAGGATATTGTAAAAGAAATGGAGTATTAAAAGCACAGTTTACTTGGGATATGGTTCCATTTGATATAATGCAGAAATATGCAGCTATAGACGCTGCAGTTACATTTGAATTATATGAGTTAATGAATGAAGCTATGCATAGGAATATGAAACTAGTAAGAGTATATAAAGATATACTACTGCCAGGTATGTTATTTTTAAAAGATTGTCAAGACACAGGAGTACCTTTTGATAGAAGAAGATTAGAAGTAGCACAAAATTTAATGGAAAAAGATATTCAAGAAGCTATTGATAAGTTATATACTTTTCCAGAGGTAAAAATATTTGAACAAGGACAAGGTAAAGAATTTAATCCTAACAGTACAGTTCAATTACGAAGTCTTTTATTTGATAGTATTGGAATGGCTCCAACAGGTAAACTAACTGGAACAGGACAACATTCAACTGATGCTGAAGTATTAGGAAAGTTAGCAGACCAACACCCAGTACCTAATCTAATTTTAGATATTCGTCAGAAGTCTAAAATTAAGAATACTTATTTAGATAAGATTATTCCACAACTTGATAGAGATAGTAGATTAAGAACAAATTTCAATTTACATAGTACAACTTCTGGAAGATTATCTAGTAGTGGTAAATTGAATATGCAACAGATACCTAGAGACAATCCTATTGTAAAAGGTTGTATAAAAGCTAAAGAAGGCAATAAAATAGTTGCAATGGATTTAACTACAGCAGAGGTATATGTTGCTGCGGCTTTATCAGGAGATAAGAATTTATGTGATGTATTTAAGTCTGGTGGTAATTTCCATAGTAGTATTGCTAAATTAGTTTTTAGATTACCTTGTGAAGTAGAAGAAGTTGGAGACCTATATCCATTCGAAAGACAAGCAGCAAAAGCTGTAACTTTTGGTATTATGTATGGAGCAGGACCCCATAAAATTTCTCAACAAGTTACAAAGGATTCTGGTTCAGAGTTTAGTATTCATGAAGCTCAATCAGTTATAAATCAATACTTTAATCAGTTCAATAGATTAAAGAATTGGTTAGATGAGCAAAAAGAATTTATTGAGTCTAATGCATTCCTATACTCTACATTCGGTAGAAAAAGAAGATTAGAAAATGTTAGAAGTGATGACAAAGGAATTGCAAGTCATGAAGTAAGAAGTGGAATTAACTTTCTAGTTCAATCTGTGGCTTCTGATATTAATTTATTAGGCGGGGTGGACATGAATAATTATATTAAAGAGCATGGAATGAAAAGTAAAATATTCGCACTTGTTCATGATTCTATTTTAGCAGAGTGTCCAGAGCATGAAATAGACGCTTATAGTGCTAAACTGAAAGAATTTATACAAAAAGATAGAGGAATATACATAAACGGAGCTCCTGTAGGTTGTGACTTTGAGATTGGAGAAGATTACAGTATGGGTAAGTTTGAGAAAATGTATGCTTGATTTAAAAATAAAGTTTCCAATCTGGGTAATAAATTCTGATAATATATGGGAACAAGATGGTATAATTTTTATTGATGATAAAGTTCTTGATGACAGAAATCAAAATGGAGATACCATAGGTAAGCGTAGGTTGCAAACGCCCTTAAAAAACTTGTTTAATTTGAAATTTCAAATAGATGACTATATAGGGTTAATTAAGCATCGAGGAAAAAATTATGTAGATTCAGGTGGTAGACATATTTATTATGAGAAAACGGAATATACGCCATTAAAATGTCATAAAATTATGAGAGTAGAAGATCATTTAATGTCATCTACAATATGGTTAAAAGATATTACATTTTCATTTAAGGTTAAACGCCCACCAACGAGTAAAAAATCGTGGGCACAAGTACTATATCTAAACGGATTACCGTGGCTGATATATGAGTTTTTAGAACAAAAGGCAGACGACACAAGAAGAAAGATATGAGAAACGCATATGATTACTACCCCACACCAGAATGGTGTTATGAAAATTTACCTATAGACTGGAGCCAGTTTAAAACTGCTCATGAACCCTGTAAAGGTGATGGAAGAATAGTATCATTTCTAGAAAATAAAGGGATAGAAACATCTTGGAGTGAAATACAAGAAGATAAAGACTATTTTGAATGGAATGGAGAAGTTGATTTAATACTTACTAATCCCCCATTCTCTTTAGCAAAAGAATTTATTGAGCATTCTATGAGCTGTTCCACAACAGTTATAATGTTACTAAGAATAAATTTTCTCGGAGCACAGTCAAGATATGATTTTTGGCAACAGTTTGTACCTGATGGATTATTTATTCTTAGTAAAAGACCTTCATTTACAGGCAAAGGCACAGACGCAACAGACTATGCGTGGTTTGTATGGAGCGATATAAAAGAGATACAAGGACTTCATTGGATAAAATGAAAGCAGTTTTAAGTAATAGAGTTTATTTATCTGTAGATGCTACGCATCAAGAATATGTAGATAAGGAATTAACATATAGTATTCCTAGTCATGATCCTAGAGATCCACCTATTACTATTAAAAATATGGGCATTATTCGACAAGGTTTAGTAACTATTCCTAGTGGTAGAGAAGATTTAATTCCGAGAGACTATGAGATAGTTGAAAAACGAATAAAAATGCCAGTAGAATTCCCAGAATTTCAGTTTGAATTACGACCAAGTCAGAAAGCTGTTTATGATGTGATAGACGACAGTTGTATAATAAACGCTTGGGTAAGTTGGGGCAAAACATTTACCGCCTTAGCAATCGCAAGTAAACTTGGACAAAAAACTCTAGTTGTAGTTCATACTTTAGCTTTATTAAAGCAATGGGAAACTGAAGTGAAAAAAGTATTTGGAATAGAAGCAGGAATTATTGGTAGTGGAAAATTTAATATTGATAGTCCTATTGTAATAGGAAGTGTTCAATCTTTATACCGTAGGATTGCAGCAGTTTCTGATAAATTTGGACTAGTAATACTTGATGAGATGCATCATGTTAGTAGTCCAACTTTTGGAAGAATAGTAGATAAAAATAAAGCTAGATATAAGATTGGATTATCTGGAACAATAGAAAGAAAAGACGGTAAACATGTGGTATTTAGGGACTATTTTGGACAAACAGTTCATAAACCACCAAAGGAGAACTATATGACACCTAGTATAGATGTGATATATTCTCAAGTACGATTTTTAGACGGACAAAATATTCCGTGGGCTAATAAAGTAACGCACTTAGCCTATCAAGAAGAATATATACATTCTGTCGCAATGATAGCTAGCAATTATGCAGCTAGAGGACACAAGGTTTTAGTTGTCTCTGATAGAGTAGAGTTTCTAAAAACTTGTGCTAGACTAAGCGGAGATGACGCAATTTGTATAACAGGTGATATACCGCATACGGAAAGACCTGCTATGATGGAACAGATTTGGAAGGATAAGGATATCCTCTATGGAACTCAATCCATATTTTCTGAAGGTATTTCATTAGATTGCTTAAGCTGTTTAGTTCTTGGAACACCAGTCAACAATGAGCCCCTACTCACTCAGTTGATTGGTCGAATAATACGGGTAGAAGAAAATAAAAAGCAACCAGTTGTAGTAGATATAAACCTACAAGGAAAGACTGCAAGAAGACAGGCTAACAATAGGAAAGGATATTACATGAAGCAAGGTTATGAGGTAAACCACCTATGAAAAAATACTTCTTGACAACAGGTTGACTTTTTGATATAATATATGATACGATATAATTGGAAAAAGATTCTCAAAGACAGTAAAAGTAAGGTGTCAGACATTTTGTTGATAACATGGTATATCACCTATGATTATCCACCTACAAGTAAGAGAGATAGATTATTTAAGTTCTACGGAAAGGACTATTCGGGAGACAGTTTCTTGATTTACCCCGAAGGAATATATAAGTATCGAAAGTCTGCTTCAGATTCGGAATGGGCAGCATACATCGGGATAGCATCTTATAGAAGTTATAACGAGTATTTATTAAGTAAAAAATTAACAATTGAGGTAGAAAGAGTACCGAAACGACTTCAGCCTATAATATTAAAAAATAGACTACTTAAAATTGAAAATGGAGAAATTCATTTTCGTTATGAGAAGTCACATATGGAGAAATAAATGGCATTAAAATTTGCACAATTAGAAGGGAAGGCTAAAAAGTCTTCTATAAACCAATTTCAGTATCAAGATGGAGACAATGTTGTCAGAATGGTCGGCGACATACTTCCTAGATATGTATATTGGGTAAAAGGTGAGAACGCAAAAAATATTCCTATGGAATGTTTATCCTTCAATCGTTCTACAGAAACCTTTGACAATAAAGAGAAGGATCACGTAAAAGACTTTTACCCAGAAATGAAATGTGGTTGGTCTTACGCAATACAATGTATTGACCCAAAAGATGGACAAGTTAAAGTTCTAAATCTAAAGAAAAAGTTGCTAGAACAAATTATGTTAGCAGCTGAAGACTTAGGTGACCCTACCGACCCTGAGACTGGTTGGGACGTTCACTTTAAAAGAGTTAAAACTGGTCCAATGGCATTTAATGTAGAGTATCAATTACAAGTACTTAGATGCAAAACTAGAGCATTATCAGAGGAAGAAAAAGGTTCTATCGAGGAACTCAAGTCAATGGACGAGGTTCTTCCTAGACCAAGTGCTGATGCTCAAAAAGAATTGCTAGACAGAATTAGAGCAGGATCAAGTGATGCTCCTGCCGAAGTCGAAGCAGAGTTTAAGAAAACTGAAAAAGAAGGAGAGTGGTAGTGTTAGGAGTTGGACAGGAATTCCCAGAATCATTTAAACTAAACGCAGTAAATAGAAAAAATAGAATGGTAGTATTTAATGAGCATGACCTATATGGAGATTGGTCAGTAATATACTTCTATCCTAAAGATTTTACTTTTATTTGCCCTACAGAGATTGCAGCATTTGATAGTTTAAGACATCATTGTAATGTAGTTGGGATTAGTGGGGACAACGAATTTTGTAAACTAGCTTGGAAAAACGCAAATGGTACGATTAGAAGTATTCAGCATACCCTTGCAGCAGACTGCGGATTACAATTATCCGAAGAATTAGGAATAGTTGATCCTGATGAAGGGGTCTGCCTTAGAGCAACTTATATAGTAGATGACAGCGGAATAATACAGCACGTATCAGTAAATGCACTAGATACAGGTAGAAATGTAGATGAAATCTTAAGAACTTTACAAGCACTCAAGGCTGGAGGTTTAACTGGTTGTAATTGGCAACCTGGAGAAGACTTCGTAGCATGATTCTATTCACGGCAGACTGGCATCTAAAGCTAGGACAAAAGAATGTACCTTTAGAATGGGCTCGTAATAGATATTATGAGTTCTTTAATCAAGTTAGAAAACTTGAAGAAGATGTCGAATTGCACATCATTGGGGGAGACTTATTTGATAGACTCCCTTCAATGCCTGAGTTAGAATTATATTTTGACTTTATAAGTGGAGTACAAGTTCCAACAATTATATTTGATGGAAACCATGAAGCAACTAGAAAGAATAAAACATTCTTCACACAGTTGAAAAATGCAAGTACAAAACTTAACCCTCTCGTAGAGATAGTAGATTACATAGATAAAAGAGAAGCATTTAGTATTCTCCCTTATTGCGATTTACATAAGAAATGGAATCCAATAATTGATTTAGATATACGAAAACCGCTATTTACTCATGTGAGGGCATCAATACCACCCCATGTAACACCAGAGATAGACTTGGCAAGGTTATCTCAATTTCCTGTAATATTTGCAGGAGATTTACATAGTCATTCTAATACACAATTAAATATAGTATATCCAGGCAGTCCTATGACGACACAATTTCATAGAACTGTAGTTAAAACTGGATACTTACTTATAGATGATGATTGGAGTTGGGAATGGAAAGAATTTAAATTGCCACAATTAATTAGGAAGACGGTGACTGATCCAGTAGACATGATCCCAACTACTTATAATCATACGATCTATGAGCTAGAAGGTGATGTTGCCGATCTTTCAGGAGTTAAAAATTCTGAACTACTTGATAAGAAAGTAGTAAAGAGAAAAACGGAAGCTACTCTTATATTAGACAATGATATGTCAATAGAAGAGGAGTTAGCAGAATATCTTAGTTATATTCTGGAATTAAAAGAAGAAACAGTACAACAAATAATAGGGATTTTTCATGATTATTCTAAAGAAGCTAAAGTGGGATAATTGTTTTAGCTATGGCAAAGAAAACAGCCTTGACCTTAATAATAGTACTCTCACTCAATTGGTGGGTACCAATGGTACAGGCAAGTCTTCCCTACCACTTATTATCGAAGAAGTACTTTACAATAAGAACAGTAAAGGCATAAAGAAAGCTGATATTCAGAATCGTTTTATTAACGCTGGATATAGTATAAATTTGACCTTTTCTGTTGATGATAAAGAGTATGAAATTGATGTAAATAGAAGTAGAGGAAGTATAAAAGTAAAATTATATAAAGATGGTGAGGATATTAGTAGTCATACTGCTACGAATACTTATAAGACAGTTCAAGAAGCTTTGGGACTGGATTTCAAGACGTTTACGCAGTTGGTCTATCAAAATACAAATGCATCTTTACAATTTTTAACTGCGACTGATGCAAATAGAAAGAAATTTTTAATCGAGTTATTAAATTTAGATGATTATGTGGAATATTATGATGTATTCCGTGAACTTTCCCGACAAATGGGACAAGATATTTCAAAACTGGACGGGAAAGAAAAAACTATTGTAAAATGGTTAAATGACAATAAATTGGAAGATACTACCATAGTGCCAATGAAAAAATTACCCGAATATTCGGAAATTGATGAGAAGGAGTTACGTTCTTTATCAATAGATTTTGAAAATATCGCAGAAAAAAATCAAAAAATTAACGAAAATAATACATATAAGCAACTATTTTCCCAGCTGGATATGTCGTTAATACAAAGTAAGCTAAAGAAGCCCGGATCTTATCATGATTTGATTTCTAGACAAGGCATGGTAAAGGGGTATGTAGAGGAGTGGAAAAGTAAAGAAAGAAAATATAAAAGACTAGAAGGAAACTGTCCTACTTGCTGGCAATCTGTAGATGAACAGTTAATAGAAGATTTAATAGATGATGCGAAACAAATGGCAGAAGATCATCAGATAGAAGTAACAGAGTTAGAAAATGAAATTAATAATAGAAAGACTGAAGAAAGTAAATATGAAGAGTATGCAAGTGCGAAGCGAGAGTTTGAAGACTTACATTCACGAATTAATACTGATCTTCCTACTGATACTCTCGATGGGGGTGATCTATCTTTTAGAATTAATGAACTTAAAAGAAAGATTACTGACGCTAAATCGCAGATACAAAAAATAGCAGAAGAAAATGAAGAAACAACAAAAAGAAACACAAGGATCCAAGTTATCCTTGAACAGACAGGAGAATTTGAAAACGAACTTGAAGCAGTTACGAGCAAGTTATCTAAAATCGAAGAGAAATCAGGGCATATAGAAGTCCTTAAGAAAGCTTTTTCCACGAATGGTCTTATTGCTTATAAGATTGAAAATATGGTAAAAGACCTCGAGGATTTAGCCAATGATTATTTAGGAGAGCTTAGTGACGGACGATTTAGCATCAACTTCGTAGTGACGAATGACAAGTTAAATGTTGAAGTCACAGATAATGGTAAAATAATAGATATAACCGCATTAAGTAGTGGTGAATTGACCAGAGTTAATACAGCGACTTTAGTAGCAATACGAAAATTGATGAGTAGTATTTCGAAGAGTCGTATTAACGTTTTATTCCTTGATGAAGTCATAAATGTTTTAGACGAACAAGGGCGAGAAAAGCTTGTTGAAGTTTTGCTTCAAGAAGAAGGCTTAAATACTTATATCGTATCTCATGGGTGGACACACCCTCTTTTAGAAAAGATAGAAGTAATTAAGGAAGACAATATAAGTAGATTAGAGTGAGAAAACGAGGTGGTAGTAACAATAGAAGAATATCGGCAAGAAGAAGATGTTATTTTATGAAGGAGAAGACATTGGAAGATGTAGTAAAAAACAGTAATAGTGCGTATGACGGAAAGTTTTGGAATAGGCATTTAAAAGATTTTCAGAGGTGGGAAGAACAAAGAAAGTGGTATGAGCGCTTAGAGAGTTTTTGTAGTCGTATGTGGTTGGATCATGAAGATGAAAATCTTACAGTTCCAGCCTCAGGTAACAGGTTATCAAAGAAAGAATACATAGACAAGTATGAAGATTGGTTAATTAAAAAATTTTTGGAGACTGATAATAATGGCACAAACTAGAAGTGATTATATTGAATTACAGCAGGTTCCACGCCCTGTGCGAGATTTGGTTCTCGTAAAGCGTGGTAAAGTAGAGGATTCTACGACTGCGGGCGGGATTATTTTGCCCGACACCTCACGAAGACTTGATAATAGTGGCGAGGTCGTAGCAGTAGGAGACTATGGTAGTATTACCAGAAAAGGTTATAAAGTTCCTTTTGAACTAGAAGTTGGAGATTATGTTTATTTTGAATGGCATAATGCAACTCGAAAAATAAAAGTTGACGAGGAATTTTATGTATTTTTAACAGAACAAGAAGTTATATTAAGAGAGGCAAGGAATGGTTGACCCCAGAGCAAAGGGAGCCGAAGGCGAAAGACAAGTAAGAGATTTACTAAGAAAACACACAGAACTAGAGTTTCAAAGAGTGCCAATGTCAGGCGCACTTGAATATATGAAAGGAGATTTGTTTCTACCGAATATGCACAATAATTATTGTATCGAAGTTAAATTCTATAAAGATAGTCATTTTAACGATAAGATACTAACGGCTACTAAGTCGAATATATTTATTAGATGGTGGGATCAGACAATAGAACAAGCAAAGAAAGCGGGGGCAAAACCTGCATTATTCTTTAAATACAATCGTTCTAAGATATTTGTAGCACAAAGAGATAAGCCAGAGAATGGGCTAAACTATATGTATGTTAGTTCTTTAGGTTGCTATGTTAGCCTTGCACAAGATTGGTTACTTCTTGAAAACCCGAGTTTTACAAATGGCTAAGAATTTTATGGAAATGGGAGCGGAGGCTCCTAGAGATAGAACAATAATAATTGATGCTTTAAATTTAGGATTTAGATGGAAGCATCAAGGCAGAACGGACTTTGCAGATGATTACATGAAAACTGTAGAATCATTAGCAAACTCTTATAACTGTGGCAGTATAGTTATTGCGGCAGATAAGGGAAGTAGCTCTTATAGAAAGGGTATATACCCAGAGTATAAAGCTGATAGAGAAGAAAAATATAAAGATCAAACAGATGCAGAAAGGATTGCGTTTGAAAACTTTATAAAAGAAATGGAACGCACACTAGATTTAATGGATAAAAAATGGTGTGTTTTAAGATTTAGTGGTGTAGAAGCTGATGATATAGCGGCTTATGTAGTACAAAATCGAGAACAGTATAATATCGACCATATTTGGTTGATAAGTACAGATAGAGATTGGGATTTATTAATTAGTCCTAATGTATCAAGATTTTCATATATTAATAGAAAAGAAACAACTTTTGAAAATTGGAAAGATACTCATAATTATAAAATAGAAGACTATATCACAATTAAATGTCTGATGGGGGATTCTGGAGATAATATAACGGGAATACCTCAGATTGGACCGAAAAGAGCGGAAGGATTAGTTAAGGAATTTGGTAGTGCATTTGATATTTATGATGCAGCTCCCTTTAGTAGTAGATATAAATACATACAGTCCTTAAATGAAAATATAGAAAGGTTACTAAGAAATTACGAACTCATGGACTTACTAGCATATTGCGAAGAAGCCATTGGAGGGGATAATACAGTACAGATCGACAGTTCAATGTCGACATACATATAAGGAATATAATGGCATTACAAATAGATTATAACAGGGATAGTTTACTCCCAGATTTCAGCATAAAAACGCTGAATGATAGATACATGGTAGAAGGAGAAACATCTCCTCAAGACGCATTTGCTAGAGCTGCAGTCACATTTTCAGATGATGAAGCTATGGCACAAAGAATATATGAGTATGCAAGTAACCTTTGGTTTATGTTTGCTACTCCTGTTCTTTCAAACGGTGGAACAACTAGAGGATTACCTATTAGTTGTTTCTTAAATTATATACCCGATAGTCGTGGTGGAATTACAGACCACTACACAGAAAATGCATGGTTATCCTCAGTAGGAGGAGGAATTGGAGGCTATTGGGGCGCATTAAGAAGTGTTGGTTCTAAGACTTCTCATGGAAGTGAGAGTACTGGAGTGATACCTTTTATGAAAGTAGTAGACGCTGAGATGTTAGCATTTAGTCAAGGCGTTACAAGGAGGGGCAGTTATGCAGCGTATTTGGACATTAGTCACCCAGAAATTGAGGAATTTTTGGACGTACGTAAACCTACAGGCGGCGATATTAACAGAAAGTCTATTAATCTCCATCATGCTATTATTATACCTGATGCTTTCATGGAGCTCATAGATAAAGCTACTAGAGAGGAAGGATTTAATGATGACTGGGATTTAATAGACCCTCATAGTGGAGAAGTGAAAAAGACTGTCTCTGCTAAAACATTGTGGGTTAAGTTGATTCAAAACAGAGTAGAAACAGGAGAACCATACATCATGTTTGGTGATACTGTAAATAAAAATTTACCAGAATTTCAAAAACAGTTGGGATTAAAGGTAAATCAAAGTAATCTTTGTTCTGAAATAACTTTACCTACAAATGATGATAGAACAGCAGTATGTTGTTTATCAAGTGTAAATCTGGAAAAATATAATGAGTGGGAAAATGATGATAATTTTATTCCAGATTTAATAAGGTTTTTAGATAATGTATTACAACATTTTATAGAAAATGCTCCTGATTCATTAGAAAAAGCCAAGTATAGTGCTTCGCAAGAACGCAGCATTGGATTAGGAGCTATGGGATTTCATGCGTATTTACAGAAAAATAATATGCCATTTGAATCACCAATGGCAAAAGGTTTTAATCTTCGTGCATTTAACAATATTAAAAGTAGAGCATTTAAAGCTACTCAAGAATTGGCGAAAGAAAGAGGTGAGTGTCCAGATGGAAAGGGTGTTGGAGTTCGTAACGCTCATTTACTGGCTATTGCTCCTAACGCTAGTAGTGGTATTATATGTGGCAACACTAGTCCTAGCATTGAGCCTTACAGGGCTAATGCATTTACTCAAAAGACTAAAACAGGTAGTTCTCTACTTAAAAATAAATTTTTGGAAGAGAAACTAGAAGAATATGGTGAAAATACAGAAGAAGTATGGAAAACCATTATAACTAATAATGGAAGTGTTCAACACTTAGACTTTCTTACTGATTGGGAAAAGAATGTATTTAAAACTGCAGTAGAAATTGATCAGAGATGGGTAGTAGATCATGCGGCTGATAGGCAGGAGTTCATATGTCAGTCCCAAAGTTGTAATGTATTCTTCCCTTCAAATGTTTCGAAACAAGAATTACACAATGTACATATGCGTGCATGGAAAAATGGAGTAAAGACACTTTACTATTTAAGAAGTGAAGCAATAAAAAGAGCTGATGTAGTCTCAGATAAAGTATTAAGAGAGTACATTTTTGATTATGAAGATGATTGTTTAGCATGTGAGGGATAAAATGAGTTTATTAGACGAAAGAGAATTTTACAAGCCTTTTAATTATGCTTGGGCTTATGAAGCATATAAAACACAAAATCAAATGCATTGGATTCCCGATGAAGTGAATTTAGCTGATGATTTAAAAGATTTCCGTGAAAATTTAAGTGAGGATAATAGAAATCTATTAACAAACATATTTAGATTTTTCACACAAGCTGATGTAGATGTAGCAAGTGGATATGCTAATCATTATCTACCTACATTTAAGCAACCTGAAGTACGAATGATGTTATCATCATTTGCAAATATGGAAGCAGTACATCAGGACGCATATTCTTTATTACTAGAAACTTTAGGATATCATGATGATGAGTACCAATTGTTTCAAGAAATTGAATCTATGCAGAAAAAACATGAGTATTTAAGTGACTTTAATGTAGATACTCCTTATGATATGGCAAAAACTATGGCAGTTTATAGTGCTTTTACTGAAGGAGTTCAGTTATTTAGTAGTTTTGCTATACTATTAAACTATCCTCGTCATAATTTTATGAAGGGAATGGGGCAAATAGTAACTTGGAGTGTAAGAGACGAGACACTTCATGTTGAAAGTATGAGTCGTCTGTTTAAAGAATTCATACGAGAAAATCCAGAATTATGGACAGATGAGTTAAAATATGATATATACTGTGCGGCAGAAAAGACAGTAGAACTAGAAGATGCTTTTATTGATACTTGTTTTGAAAACGCAGAAATACCTGACTTAACTGCTAGTGATGTTAAAGAATATATTCGATATATCGCAGATAGAAGATTATTAGGTATTAGTATGAAATCGATATTTCATGCAAGAACTAATCCTCTGCCTTGGCTGGATTATATATTAAATGGTGTTGAGCATACCAACTTTTTTGAAAACCGTGCTACTGAGTATGCTAAAGCTAGCACAACTGGAAATTGGCAGGATATATTTAAATGACACAAATATCACAACAACCAGCAACTCTTAACTTTAATGGTAAAGATTATGTAATTCAAGAGCTACCTCCTGAAGCACAATCCTGTTTAGTTTATATGCAAGAAATAGATTCAGATATAAACGATCTTAACAAGCAATTAACAAAACAACAAATTGCAAAACAAGGATTTGAAGGACTTTTAGGGCAATATATCGAAGCTCATGAGAAAATGATCGCCGAAGTGGAAGAAGAAGCTGCAGCACAAGAAAAACCCGCTAATTAGCGGGTTTTTTATTTACAAATCTTACAATTTTCTTTACCACCACAAGAACCTCTTATAGGTTCCCTTCCAAATATAGTTCCTATTGACATAATAAAAAATATTAAAGAAAAAATAACAAAGCCAATAAGAATAGTATTTATTTTATTCACTCTCCAACGCTGTAATCTTTGCCTCAGCTGCTTCTAGTCTAGTTGTTAGTTCATTAACTGCATTTATTAGTGGAATTACAAACATTTCTTTTGAGATACATTGTTGTCCACCATCTCTTTCACTCCAACCTGAAAAAGTGCTTACTCCTGCTGTATCTAATGCAGTTTTAACTTCTTGTGCTACTAAACCATGAACTGTATCTGTAGATTGTGGCTCTGTTTCCTGTTCAATAGTATCTCCAAGAGAATTAACATAAGTAGGGGGAGAATAAGTCTCCCAACTTGTAGGAAACTCACTAGGAGCTTTCCATTTAAAAGTTACTGGTCTAAGGTCATTGATAAAAGATAACCCCAAAGTATCTGTTGTAATATCTTTTTTCATTCTTTCATCAGAACCACCTGACCAAGAGCTTCCAGAAGAATAATCGCATGTAATATAAGTAGAACCACCACCCATATTAATCTGGTTGCTAGTATTATCACTTATGTTATAGCCAATATGAATTGAACTTGCACCTGTACACGAATGGCCATATCCAAGACCTGCAAGATAAGCTCCTGAACCTGTTTGATAACAACCATATCCTACTCCAGTAGAATAAGTACCATAATGACCATACAACGAATACATACCTACAGCAGTTTGGTGAGTGGGGCCTTGTATCATATTTCCACCTGCGCCTCTACCTACATATGTACCACGAGATGGGGTTGTAAGTTGATGACCTGCTTGATATCCAACAAAAGTATTTTCAGAGGCTTGTTCTCCAGAAGTATAATTTATGTCTTTACCTGCTTGATAACCTATATAAGTATTATTGCTGCCTTCACCATTATCCTGTCCTGCATAAGCTCCGAAAGCAGTATTGTAATTACCAGTTGTATTAGATTGCATCGCTGCTTTACCTACTGCCACTTGTTGCGTTCCTGATGTTGTAGATTTCATAGCATCAGCACCCATTACAACATTATTACTAGCTGTTCCTGCAAGGTAAGCATCTTTTCCTATAGCAACATTCTCTCCCCCAGATACAACAACTTTACCTGCGCCATATCCAACAAAAGTGTTAGAAGCTCCAGTATTTATATAATGTCCTGCTTCATTACCAATACAAGTATTACCATCTGCTGTTACTGCATTTTGATAACCTGTTCCTGCCCCTATAAATGTTCCTCTATGACCTGTTGTAATGCCTTTTCCTGCTCCCCAACCTACCGCAGTATTAAAATCTCCTTCAGTTATTGCATTAAATGCATCAACACCCAATGCCGTATTATAATTAGCAGCATTAATAGTTCCTGTAGTGGAGTCTCCCACCATAATTGAATCAGTACCAAAGGTTTTATTTGTCGGACCCCCACTTACTGCTTCCCAACCTACTCCACTTCCAGTTGAGGTAAGAACCTCTCCATCACTACCTTGTGCTCCACCTACTGTTAAATTATCAAGTTCAACAGTACCATCAAAGTAAGCATCTTTAAATTCTAATGAGTCTGAGCCTAAGTCAATATCATTATTAGTAACTGGAGCTATAATCCCATCTTCTATAGTAACTTGATCGGCAGCTGCTGCTCTAAATATAATTTTATTATCTGTGGCGAAATCTATATCGTTATCAGAATCTCTACCAAGAACTAAACTTGTATTTAGAATAGATGTAATTCCTGTTTGAGCTCCAGTTGATACTTGACCTGTAAGATTACCTGTAACATTACCTGATAATGTTGCTGTAAGTGTTCCTGTAAC